TATTTCTTTATATTTTTTACTTCCTAATTCATACTCTTTCGTTAATTTTATAATCATTCTTATCCTCCTAAATATGTCCTAATAATTGTCTTATGATATTGTTAAAACTTCCATTTACATTTGAAATTCCGTTCAATACATCAATTTCAATGATTGTTTTACCATTTATCGTTAATTTATAATAAGTAATACTCAAATCAAACGAACCTTCAAATTTTTTACCGTTTTCAACTTTTGGACCATCAAATTTTGTGATAAATCCCTTTAATGTTGCATCTGCACCAGTTATTTTTGGTGAATGCGTCATTCTATCTAACTGTTGCAAAGCTCCCAAGCACTCTAGTGTGATTGAGTCATTATTATTAAAATTTAATAATGTTTCGTTCATACTATCCATTTTTACTTTTGCGGACATTTTTTTGTAATACCCAATTAGCGGTGCTTCAAATTCCGCAGCCATTCCAAACTGTTCAGTTGTTATTGTTGCGGACTCAACGTTTGGAAGTTCTACTACTCCAACTCCTTCTAATGCGTTTGAACCATTGACATAAAGGTCAGCGTCAACGATTCCTAAAGGCAGTTTCTTTTTAGCCATTCTTTATCCTCCTATTTTCCTAAACTGTTTGCAAACTCAATCAATGCGTCTGCATCATATTTTTTCTTAAATGTTGCTGATTTCATACCAGGAATTACTCCCAATTTAATAACCCAAGTTATATCCCCGTTAATAACATTAATTGTGCCATTATCTTCAGCCGATAAAGCGGCACTTGCACTTAACAAATCATTTCTAGCTACAATAGCATTTAATCTAATATTCATTGATTTTGTTACTGTTTCGGCTAATTTTTTAGAGAATTTCTTGTCCACTTTATCAAAATAGCTTATAACCAGCTCGTTCCCTATATACTTAAACATTCTACGAGTGTATATGAATTTGTCTTTCGGATCTGTTGCCATTGGATTAAGTGCTGTTTCAGACCCCCAGCAACGCCAACCTTTAAAATTAATAGCAGTTACCACTCCGTTTTTATTCAGTAAATTAGCTTGTTGCTCTTTATCTAAGATTATTTCTCCAAGATTTCCACTCGAATTTTTCCAATATAAACTGTCGCATTTATATGAATAATTAGACGGAGTTTGTGAAGGAACCCCACCATTTTCATTATCTACTGATAACGACAAAGCAGCATACTGAATAGACTGAATATATTTTTTACCAGCTAATCCTAATGTTCCGTATAATACAATTTGGTCATTTCCGTTAATATTATTATCATCTTTCCATTTTGGGATTTGGTCATAAGGCTTGTCTATCGGTGCATTAATCAATGCAATTGCTTCAAACATATTTCCATTTATATTTTTAGCTTTTGTTTGCATAATTGCAGCAACTTCACTATCACTTGAAAAATCAGGAACATCAATGAATGCCGGCAATTCCGAATATTTTAAATAAACTTCATCTAATAATTCTAATCCAGTTCTTTTCATCGTTGAAATATCATATCCGCCTAAAGCCTGCGTTTTCGTTACTTTTGACAAATCAATTTCTTCATATTCAATATCAATTTTAGTTCCATTCGATGGTTTAGCATATATTTCAAGTCCTTCATCTGTCCACATCGTTACAGCGTCTGAAATAACTTGTGATGTCGCATTTTCTTTTACTACCAATGTGTCTGTTATCAATTTGTGATTTGGAATAACAACTTTACCATTTGTTAAGCTCAAATCATTTTGAGTTTTTTTAACTGTTTTATGTTTTTCAAGATCCAAGATATTCACAACATAAAGCGGCGCTACTTTATATAGTTCAAAAAACAGTGAAATCGAAAAATCCAAGTCGTAAGTGTCTCCAAAATACTGAATAGCTTCTTTATAAGTTCCTAATCTTACAATCTCATTCACTCTTCTGTTTTCTCTTTTTACTTTGTTCATCGGTGCAGTCCCTACAATAAAATGCCCATAATCAAGCACTATTGGTAGTGATATGTCACTCGATGTCTCAGTTTGATAAGTTCCGTGTTTATATCCCATTATTCAACCTCCTCTCTTATTTGGTCTTTAATTTGCTGCGTTACCGTTTCAAGCAATTTTTCATTTTGCAATGCTTCACTAGCTCGATTAACATCCACTAAAGTTCTTTTCAAAAGCGGATATTTCTCAAATTTTTCTTCAATCACTTCATTGCTGTAATAAATAACACCTTTAGTAAATCTGATGTCTTTAAATTCAAGCGTATCTCCTAAATAAATATATTGCTTTTTATCTTCCATTATTCCTCCTTCAAAATTTCAGACTCAACAGGATAATCCCAAACTGTAAATGTAATTCTCGAAAATATAAAATCTCCAAACTCGTCACTATATAAATCACACTTAAATTCTTTATCTTCTCGTATCGCCCAACCTCTTTCATCATAAACTTTAGTCAAAAGTTTACTTCTAATTTCTTCACCTTTGTAAAGATTATCAATATAATCTTCGTTTTTATTTCAAAAGTAGCGTCGCAATCATAACTATCCATTCCTTCTGTAATTTGCCTAGAACTCAAAGCTCTTAATGTCACACAAGGAAAAAACGGCTTTTTCTGTCCTGTATTTTTGTCAATTTCACCGTATCTCCTAACTGGCAACGCCCCTCGGAATATCTGATAATCAGTATCTTTAAATTCTTCACACAAAAAGTCATACAAACTTTTTTCAATTACTTTAATACTCATAAATTACATTGACAAGAGCCTATTCAACTCATGTTCAAACCTTTCATTTAATTTTTGAGACATAAATTCATCGAGATCAGGTAACCACGTCGTAGGTCCTAACATCTGCGGAGCAGACGGCCCATATTTTCTCTTAATCGGTAGCCGTCCACTTCCTTCTCTTTCAAATGCTCCTAAATGTCCATCGTTGTAGGCTATAAATGTTCTATCATTTAGCATTATTCCATTTCCATTTTTTACCGTTGCCGTTACTGATGTTCTGCCAGTTCTTGTGCTTGGATTCAACTGAAAATGGTCTAACCCTAAATAACTTCCACTTGAATTAATTTCAGCCATCAATTTAGCGGGATTAGCCCTTTTCGTAGTCAACCCACTTAATAAATCCCCATATTTAACAGTATAAGTCTTAGTTGCATTCCTAACCATACGAGTTTTACTCATAGTCGAAACTCTATTCAAAGCATTTGCCAAAGCTCTTGGAGCTTGTTCTGGAAACTCAATAAACTTATTTTCTATGTCACTAAGGACACTTTCATCAAATTCAATCGTAAACATCTAAATCAACTCCTAATAATCAGTGTATCTATACAAATCGAGTTCATACATACCAAAGTTCTCTTTACAGTTTGCAACTATCCATTCCTTATTGTCAAAATCTATCCTCATATTGCCTTCAGGCTTATACTTCAAATATTTTTTGTCAATAAACACCGTAATCCCTTCCTTGTAAAATCCACTTTCTATTGTTAATTTCCCACTAATTTCCTTTTCTTGGAAACTGTCCTCATCTGTCACACAAACAACATCAGTGCCATTCAAATTATGTGTTTCACCAAACTCTTCTGAATTTAAAAATGTATTTTGTATATCATTTTCTAAAATATCTTTAAAATTCATGTTTTTTACCTATTTTTTCTTATTTTTTGTATCTTTTTTGTCTGTTTCTTCAGTATTTTCTGTTCCAATTAATTCTTCGGACTTTTCAGTTTTACCGTTTATTTCGGCAATAAGCCCTCTTTCAAGGCAGCTTTTTATTACTGATTTTTCTTGTATATCTACAATTTCATCAACTTTATAAGATTTTCCGTCATAAACTAACCCATCAGTTACTCTGTACTCCATAAATACCAACTCCTACTTAACTTTTAACACTTTAATTGATTTGGTATTACTTGGAATTAACACTGGTTTTGAGATAGTTCTCAATGTGATTGTATCGTTTTCCTCTTTAATGTATTGTCTAGGAATTAAATCTCCTTGTAACATTCCGTCATTTATGCTTGAAACTCCACCAAATTTGACTTTATTACCACGAGGTGCAAATAGAACTGTATACTCTGGAACAATTCCTTTTGTTTCAGTTTTTCCAGTTGTCTTATTTACATAGTCGTAATATTCTTGATATTCAAATATATCAATTCCTAACCCAGTTAATGTCCCAATGTAAGAAGCTCCATTAGTTCCCTCAACTTCAGGTCTAATATCCCCAAAATAAGCGTTTCTCAAGTTCATTAAGTTTTGAACAGTTTTATTTGATACAAATAATTCGGCTGCTAAAGGATCTAAAACAATTGCATTTGGTCTAGTTCCACCAGCTTTGTTAATTTCATCTAATACAGCTTTAATATCTTTGATTGGATCAGCATTAGCATTATCCCAAGTTGTCGCAACAGTTTTTTGGTGTTCCGCAGGTGCTGTATCATAAAATGTAATTACATCTGATACCCCTTCTCCATCAATTGTAGTTTGTAATTTATACAATGTTTCGGCTGCCATGCTTTCGAATCTTCTAAAGATTTGGTCTCTTTGTTCTTCCAAAGTTTCTGCTATTAATTTTTGTCTTTTTGTGTCGGGATCGCTTTGTGAAAATGGATTTTCTCCTGGCAATCTTTCAAAAGTAATTTCATTTGCATGAAATATTTTCTTTGGTGCAATTGGATAAGGCTTGAAAGTTCTACCAGAAAATGTTTCTTTTGGCATTTCTTCTCCATCCAAAAATCTATTAACAAATGGTGCCATTAATCTTCTACCATTCTTGTATTCGATTGTTACTGTTTCAGTGTCCAAGTTCTCTCTATCCCCAAAATATAAGTCATACAAGAAATTTCTTGGTTTTGGCATATTTTGAGTTATTAAAAATAATGTTCTTAATGATAAATCTAAATTCAAAGCCATTTTATTCTTTACCTCCTATTGTTCTTAAATAAATATTTCTATTTCTGCATAATTCAATAACTTTATCTTTTGTAGCTGAACCAAAATTAACCTTTTCAATGTTAAATTCCCCTTCAGTATATACAACTGTCTTACCAGTTAAAGTTGCGGACCCTGCATCTTCTGTTACAATTCCTAGAACTTCCGCCGAATCTGTAATAATTGAGCCGTCTTTGTCAACAATATCCCCTCTTTTCACAGTTTTTCCAGCTTGCAAAATTAATTCTTCTGTTACTAATTCCTTTTTACCAACTATCAAATGATCAGGTTCGTTTGTGTAATCCATTTTCATTATTTACCACCTTTCTTGAAAAAAGCTAAAACCCTGTTTGCTTGTTCCAATTCTCTATCTGCATTTTCATTATTTTCAACTATATTTTGTGATAAAGGCTTTCCTTCATCTTTTATATTGTTATATGCTTGACTTCTTTCTTTAGCCAATTGTCTTACTAAGTCAACAGCCAAATCATTCGCATTTCGAGGTTCTTCGAATTTTGCTTTTGCTGTAATCTCATTTGCAATTCCTAAATTTTCAATTTCTTTTATTCTGTTTCTTTCTTCCAATATTCCTGATTCTTTACCTTCTGCTAAAATTTCATTGTAAATATCAGGAAATTGATTTTTAACTTCTTCTTTAGTCATTTTTTCACTTCCTTTATTATTATTTTGTAAATTTTTACTCACATTAAAATT